CCATGTATCTTAGGCTGATTATTAGATAACCATTTAACTATCACTTCGGCAATGGCCAGATAGCACCTTAGTTGCCTCTATTCTGATTTAAGTCACTCAGGAACTTGTTCAATACAAGGAACTGTAATGTGACTATTATTGCACTGCAACTATCGTCGTCTTACGTGCGCTACGCAATCACCAGGAATATCCTGGTTGATTATATTTCATTTGGTCGTTTACCGACTTTCATCATCCAAGGTTCTAATGACATATGCAATAACCAGTCTGACATTGAAATAAGCTTACCTATGTCTTCTACGACATGTTGTTCGCCTATTTGTCTTACTGGTACTTTTCTGCCATCAGAATTGGTGATGTATTTACCAAATACGTCAATACACCAACCAATACCTTCTGTATGATGTCTCATTGATCTGTGAGTTGGTAGTGAACAACCACGCTTAGAATCATCAAACCAATGATGAATCTTAATGTAGTCGTCTACTGTACCGCCCCACTTCTTTACACTGCTTTTACTATGATAAAGAGGATCCATTACTCTACCTCCTCAGTTTTACGCTCTACTTTTTCGTTAAGCATATCTGTAATAAAATCGTGTAGTTGTTTTAGTTTTGGCTGATCTTTCTTCAAAGAAATATCTAATTCAACATCTTCATAAGACTTTTTCTTAGGAAATATATCCTTTAAAAATCCTTGAAATCTTTTTGAAAGTGTTTCATCTAATATTACTTCTGTCTTTTCAGACTCTTGAACCATTACATTTGTTTCTTGGTTAACATTAAGTTTAACTTTGCCATTATCAAACTCTACTTTAAAGTAGTTTTGGCTACCGTGATTGTTTTGCCAACCAGGATGCAACATTTGATAAAATGCTTCATCAACATTTTCCCATTCATCTTTGCGTACTCTTGGATACATTAATTGTAAAATTCTTGTATCAAAGTGTGTAAACTCATCATATACATATGATTGTGTTCTACGCAATGTAATGCCACGTTCACCACTACCAGGTACGGTTGTGATTTCATGTATTGACCATCCTAAATCTAAAACGCTTTGAACAACGCCATTAGACCAATCTTCTAGATCCATAGTAGCAAACGCCTCTGGTTCCATATCTATAAGATATTGTTTGCGTTCTTCTATGTGCTTTCTTAGTGATCTTGTATGTTCGTCAGATTCCCATAACGAATAGTTGATTACGGTTTCTGGATTTACGTTTTCACCGTGATGTGTGTGCATATAAAAATGTCTCATTATATGCGATGGATGTATTTGTGCACCATTTTCATCACGAAGTTCTACATTTTCTAAACAACCGTCATCACCATATCCGTTGTATTCAAGCTTGATACTTTTGATATTAGTATGTTCCATAATTGATTTAAACTTTTCGTGTAAGTCAATTTTAGTTGCATAGTTTCTAAACATATCTTGTATACTACTAAGTTGGCTCCAACCATAACCGTGCACTTTTATTGGTGAACCGTCTTTGTTTGAACCAAGCGTTTTATTCATAGCTTTACCAAACTTAATTTTAAGGTTTGTAAAGTTTACATCATTAAAGCTCATTATTGTCTCCTCTTTGTTTTATTCTGTAACTCAATTAACATTGCTGCAAGATATACTATCATATCTAACGCCTCTTCAATAGCATCTTGCAAGTGATCTCTTGTACCGTCTAATGGTACTTCTTCTCCGTGCTCTATAGCACCGTGTCGAAGTCTTTCTCTTATTAGTTCAAGTATTGTTTCGTTATTACTTTTTTTAATACCTAACCAATGTAATATTTTTTTAAACATTTTATTTCCCTTTTAGTTTATTTTATAGCCAAGTGTATACGCCAACCAGCTTTTTATTGTATACATTTGCCTAGGCTTCAGGCTATCGTAGATAACTTGGCTATAAAATATAATCGCATATAGCGGCAAGAGAGAACCGCTATACACTATCTTGTTCATCTATTGATTTCCCAAGAATAAAAAGAAGGCTCTATTTCGCCTTTGTTACCTTCCTTTTTTAAACTTGGTTTTTCACTCTCTTGGACATCGTTCATCACTGATCTTGATAGCATACTTAAACTATCATCACAACATTCTTCTTTGATTACAAAGTTGTATTGTTGTTTTTCATAGTTATATTCACTTTCTGCTATCGTTACTCTACATGCTGAACATACTACTCTTAATGGTTCTTTTTTCATTTGTTCACCACATTGTAGTATATTGCCCACATCAAAGGTTTTGACATTTTCTTGCACACTACATTTAACGCTGGATCGTATGCGTTATCTGCTCTCTTTTGTAATGGTTTCAAATCAATGTTGTATTGATGTTTAAACCAGTCACTAAATAGTGTAGAATGCTGCAACCTTGTGTGGTATATTGCTTTCTTAGTCATCTTTTAGCACCTTTATATTTACGGTTTTTGACTTAACATTGACAAAAGTTTCTACTACTTCAGTAAATGGTTCAAAGTATTCTACATCTGAATCATCAAAGGTTAGATTTATGTCAATGTTCTTTGGCAATGGTACATGTTTCTTTCTTGGTTTTTTATCGTCTTTTTTACCAGTCATAGAATAACTGCTTTCTAAGACGCTCTAAACTATCATAAATAACTTCTGCTATTTTTAGCACAAGCATTATGCTAATGAAGAAGAAAAACCATAAAGACAAGTCTAATGCTATTGAAGATATTGTATTCATATACTCTGCTGTAAACATAGAGTATTTCGTATCAAATCGTACAAATAGTACTATACTTGTTACTACTGTTGCTATACTAAGTATAATATACTTTAGTACATTTATTAGGTAATTGTTAATGCAAGCGTATGCAAATCCAGCGTCCTTACCTTTGTACGCTGTTTTTATTTTCATAGCATATCGCTTTATGTATTTAACGGGCATTTTTGCACCTCTCTTATTGTTAATAAAAAGCTTTGCCGACTAACATTGTGGATTAACTGATATAGGGTATATTGATATGATGTTGTGATCTGTTTTGATATTAGTCGGCATAAGTTATAATAATTATTTCTTATACCAATGGCAAGTCGTTTTTCCATACGGCAATTCTAATGATTTAAAAAGCTCTTCGATGCGATAGCACCGATGGTTGCACTATGGTACCAACATTTCTGCTGATACCATAGTACTGTTAGATTAACGATAATTATTCTTCATCATCATATTCTAACTCGCCAACATTATCGTTAGCTGGTTGGACATATAAGGTAATCAGGTTAACTGATTCGTCCTTATTATATGGATAAGACTGATACTCAATCTTATTACCGTCGCCGTCCTCGGTGATAACTTGCAAATTCTTTAGTGCAAGGTATTTCTCTAAGGATGGACGGAATGTTGCACTCGTCCAACTGTCGGATCGTAGGGTTATCAGATAGATAAATCTATACTTCTTATCAGAATATAGTTCATTCTGGGATTGAAGTGTTTTACCGCTGATAGAACCTAATGTGACATTCTCAGCAAGTTTATTGCGAACACTATCTTTCTTACAAGTAGTAGTGGTTGGACGCATCTTAGTGTTTACTAAGTAATCCTTGATTGAGATGTCACGACTATTAAGCATAGTCCATGCATCTTTTAACGCTATTTTATTAGACATTGTTAACTCTCTTTCTTTTTGTTTTATTATTATTAGGGGACGCAGTCCCCGAGGGTGCAGCTACGCCCGTTAAGCAAATATTGACTTGGAATATTCAAACGAATATTTTCAACGATATTGAATATGAAAAGTCAATATTTGTAGGGTGTAGGTGTTATATATACTACGCACACGCAATCTAGGGCAATTTTTTAAAATGATTGCAAGGTAGCTAAAAAAATGATTAAGTTAAAATATGAAACAGGTAAAAAAACTAATTACGTTTCTTAAAAAGAATAAAGTAATGGAAAGATATAATAAAGACAAAAATAAATGGGAAGAGGTTGAATTAGATCTAGGAGATGAGGAAACCTTTGGTTTAGTACAAACAATGTCTGCTGAATTGGATATTATGGTTACTATAGAAGAAATGGAATTAGGAATTAAGCCTAACAAGAATAAGATGAACTAGTGCAAGGTATAAACGTATATATATACGTATATATAAATGTACATTTATACATACATTTATGTATTGCTATATTATAAACGTTTATGATAAACGTATGAAGCAAAAAAAGAATAAACCGACTTTGAAAGAAGTTGTAGGATTAATAGGAATACTAGCCAATCAAGTAGAGCAGTTGAAGATGCAAATTTGGAACGGCGATAGGGCCCTTGATCTATATTTAGAGATGAAAGGCGATAAAGAAGACTTTAAAAAATTTTTGGAAGAAAAATTCCCTATAGATGATAAAGATAACAAAAAGACTGAAGAAAAATAATTTTCAGCCAAAAGAATACGTAGTGTATACTACCAAAGACAAAAGTATACCAGAGTATGTACATTGGCAAGAATGCGATGTAGACGATTGGGGAATTAGCGATGATGGATACATTAGTAAGTGTATTTATCGCAATGTGTACAAAAAAGGGACGCTAGTGACATTTCCGTACGGTAGGCAATGGTTAGGTAGCAAAAGACGTTTAGAATTTGAACCACACTGGCATTCTGGCAATTTAAACAACGTTTCTACAAAACCGTACAGTGAAATAGAAACACGCTCTAAAAGAGCAGGGTTAGCAGTAGATGCATTTATTGCATATAAGGTAGCGGGGGAAAAACCTGATATGGAACAGATTGGTAAGATATATAGACCAGATCAAGCAGAACCGCATATAGCTGCAAAAAGATTATTTAAGCTGAAGGAGACAAAGCAAATGATAAAAGATAAGTTACAAGAAGTGTTAACTGAAAAAGGTATAGATGAAGGATATGTATTAGATGTGATGAAAGACGCAGTTACTGTAGCACAAATGAAAGAAGATCCAGGAAATATGATACGTGCAGCAGATAAGTTGTCTGAGTTTTTAGATATGAAACCACAGAAGACTCAACAAACAGAAACTTTAGAAATGGATATAAGCCATCAAATATCAAATCAGTTTGAAACGCAAAAGAAAAAGTTGAAAGCTACACAAACTAGAGAGATAGGCGATGGAGAAGAAGATAATACTAAAAGGTAAAGAGGATAATATCTTAGTATTTTTAGCTACAATGGTACAAGTAGCAAAAGATATGGATTTAGAATTTACTATTATTATAGATGAAAAATAAAAAACAAAGTATTATACAAGAGATGCAACAAGATATGTTGTTATTTGGTAGAATGGTAATGCCTAATATGTTTAGTAGTGAGTCTCCTCCATTCCATTACGATCTTACAGAACATTTATTAGACAAGGAACGCAAACAAATAAATATTATAGCTCCACGTGGACACGCTAAGTCGTCAGTAGTTGCTGGTATTTATCCCTTGTTTCATTTAATGTTTGACGAAGGTGTAAAGGTTATTGTTCTAGTATCTAGGACACAATCACACGCTACTAAACTATTAGGTACTATAAAAGATGTATTAGACTATTCTCAAGAGTTTAGATACTTCTTTGGTTATTGGGGAATGCAATCAGCACGTAAATGGACAAACACGGAAATAGAATTAAAAGATGGTAGCGTTATTATTTGTAAAGGTACAGGACAACAGATACGTGGTATTAAACACGGAAATCAACGACCTACTCTTTTAATATTAGATGATCCAGAAGATGAAAACAATACCAAGACCGCAGAAGCTATGGAATATAACTTACGTTGGTTGTTGCAATCTGGTGTTCCGTCCTTGGACCCGTTATCTGGAAGAATTTGTGTTATTGGTACTCCGCAGCACGAACGTTGTATGGTAGAAACATTAAAAGATATGAAAGGTTGGAAGACTTTAGAGTTTAGACCAGATCTTGAAAAGAAAGTTGCTTTGTGGGATGAAGTATGGCCTGTAGAAAAATTAATACAGAAAAAAGAAGAATTAGATAGTATTAATAGACTTTCTGTGTTTTATAGAGAATATCTATGTCAAATAGTAGGTGACGAAGATAATTTATTTAAAAAAGAAGATATACAGTATTATGATGGTTATATAGAGCAGGACGAAGCAGGATTGTCGACTCTTGTCCTGACGAGCCTAAATGGTGAGGAAGTAGACGAGAGAAGACCTGTAAACGTGTTTACTGGTGTCGATCCTGCATCTAGTACGAAAAAAACTGCAGACTTTTCTGTAATTTTTAATATAGCCATAGATGATAACAATAATAGATTTGTTTTGCCTTACTATAGGAAAAGAGCTAAACCGTTATCATTAGCAGATGCTATTATACGTAATTTTAAAAATTATCGTAGTTCTAAAACAAGAATAGAGTCTGTAGGTTATCAGGAGATGCTAAGGCAATACATTAAAGAAGAATCTGAAAAACTTGGATTGTTTATCCCTGGACTTGAAATAAAAGAAAACCCTAGAACTAGAAAATCATACAGATTAGAAAGCTTACAACCATTGTTTGCTAATAGAAAAGTCTACATTAACAAAAATATGCAAGCATTAGAAGATGAGCTGTTATTATACCCTCGTGGTAAACACGATGACTTGTTAGACGGATTCTTTTATGCTAACAAGAATTCTTATAGACCATCACATAGTTTTACATCTTCGGTACCAAAAAAAGACACTTTTTACCATTCTCCTCAAAAAAGTTGGAAAATTAACTAATATTCCTTGACTTTTCTCGATTTTATCTTATAAGTTAATATAAGGTGCAAATAGATTTATTAAAGTATATGTTTAAGAAAGGTAGCTATGTGGAGCTGCTAGACAAACATACAACAATAGAAGTACCAAAAGGATATAAGGTAATAGATGCCAGACAGCGTAAAAAAAACAAAGAGAAAACAAAGAAGTCAGAACTATAATGATCTGATTGATGTGTTTGGTTATATTCCTGGAAGACTTAATAAAGAGTCTGGGGAAATAGCTGATGAAGTACAAGAGTCTTTAGAACTTTTAGACGAGTACAATAATTTGCGTGAAATCTGGGCTGTAAAGTT